CTACTCTAATATGCAAAAATATGGGATATAGAAAGAATAAACTAGAATATGAGCCTATCATTTCTTCAGAAGAAGAAGCTCCCATAGAATATTGCAACCTTGATAACTCCCTCAACAGACGACAACGCAACTTTATTTGGATTGCAGTCAATAATCCTCGTCTATCTTTAGTAGAGTGTGCCCACAAAGCTGGGTATACAAGTCCTCGTCAAATGGCTAATAAACTTATGAGTAAGCCTATTATTCGCAAAGAATATAATTATCTTATGAACCAGGCGAAGAAGAAGTATGAGCTTAATTATGATCGGGCCGTGCAAGACCTTTATGATATTCGGGACAAAGCAATACAATCGGGATCATTTAACGCTGCGATTTCTGCCCAGAACTCTTTGTTAAAAGTCGGGGGTTTAATCGTTGATAGAAAAGAAGTTATGTTCGGGAAAGTAGATCAAATGAGTAGAGAAGAAGTAGAAAACAGACTGAAACAACTTATGGGTAATGTTGTTGAAGCTAGTATAGAAAATAAAGATGAAACTTCGGATCTAACAGATCAAGAAGCTATAGATGAAATGACAGACAAAGAAGAAGAAAGTTTGTATGAAGCAGGTTGGATTGATAGAAACCTAGATGAAGATAAAGATGAAGATGTAGAGGATAATGAGGATACAGAAGAAATTAAAAAGGCATAACTAACTTTGGAGAGGAGATTGAAAGTAAAAATATAAAATCAGACTATGCCTTATTCGGAATATAACAAATTATTTCTAATTGTTCAAGAAGTTATCTAAAGCACTAAATAAAGACTTATAAGACTTAAACCAAGCTGATTTGATGTGCTGGTTGTTTTGATAGACTAAATAGCCAACAGTAAAGCCAACTGTTTCAATATCTGAATATCGTTGTAAGTCATGCTTTACTGCGTCAAATGGCACTATTTTAATGTAATAGTTATTTTTCATTCATTGTGTGGATCGTGCATAATCCATGCCACAACATAAATTATTAAAGCAAATATAAAGAGGTTGTTCATGTTTTGTTTGCCTCAATTAAATCTCCAATTGCTATGCTTATAACAGGAGTATCTGAATGATAATAGTCTTCATACTCGTCGTCATATTCTGAAACAAAATCTACTTCAAATTCTTCTGCAAGAGGATCTAAAATGTAGTCTGGATTGTTCATACCATAACGGAATAGATCAATGACATTGTCTTGTTTGTCTGTAGCAAAGTGCAAACAATTTTCTTCACAAATAAAGTATCTAGTCTTTTTGTGATCTTTTTCTACAACAGTAAATCCTTGCTTTTGTAAAGATTTATTTTTCTTTATATCTGCCAAAGGTATTGGCTCTGTTGGTCTGTAATATGTTGACATAGTTATTTACCTCCTATGTTTTTTTCGTTTTCAATTATGAAAGCTATCAATACTATTGAAAGTATTGTGTAGCTAATTATTTCTATTATTGTCATCTGACACCTCCTCAAAATAAAAAATAATATTGCCCTCTATTTCTCCAAGTTCAGACATTCTTCTTTGTTCTTCCTCGTTAAGAGTGTCCGTCCAAGCCCAATTAGTATGTCCATTTCTAGCCATACAATAATCATCAATCACTTCTGTTATATCTCTACTCATCTTTCATCTCCTCATTTAATTCATGATATTTAATTTTAGGGTAAGTTTTACTGCCTAATGTATGTCCTATGTAGCTTGTATTTGTTTTAACATAAGTTTTATTTTTTGGATCTCTGATATATAAATTAAAATATCCGTAGCTATTAAGTCTGTTTTTTAAAGACCATTTGCAATAATCATCAAAATATTCTTTTGGCATTACACCATTTTCAATCCATTCGTTATTTAATTCTTCATTAAAAACAAATCTATCATCAAGACACTCTAAAATTTCATCTAGTGTCATAAATTCCATTTCCCAATATGTTGACATATAACCATCTACTAAAATGTATTTATAACAAGGCTCATACTCTTTATAACTATATTTTAAATCTTTCATCTTTCATCTCCTCTATAGGTTTATTAGATATTTGTATTTGAAACTTCTCTCCTGTTGGGCAATCGTGATGAAAGCAAACAGCTTTGTATAAGTTCTCATCTTTTTTGCCATTTAAAGTTTCTATTTCAAAACTAATATCTGTATTTGGTGTTATTTTTTTCCATATATCTTGTGGGCATTTAAGAGTAAATGTAGTTGCTCCCTCTAGGTTTCTCCAAGTGAGATTTTTTCCTTTAACATATACTTTTCTTCCAATAAATTCTTTAAATGCACAATCTATATCGTATGTAAAATCTTCGTATTCAAACTCATCTGCATAAGGTGGTAAATTAGCTATTAACATCAGACACCTCCTATCTTGATCTAAATAAATAAAACAAAGCCCTTAATCTCCATTCAGATAAATGCTTTAAGTGTTTCGGTATTGGATTTGGATATACTGGTTTAGTCATTAGTCTTGCTCCTCTCTTTCAATATCGCTTAACCATTCATCATAAGGTAAAGCAACAAAGTCAGGCATATCATGTAGTAATACTTCTTGTTTAGGACTATCACTCCATTCAACTAAAATTGTTGTTGATACTATTCTTCTTTCCATTAGTTTTGCTCCTTTAATAATGTTTCTATTTTGTTTTTTAAAATATCAGCACTAGAAGTTTCTTTTAAGGTTTCCCACTCTTCACTATCAACTATGTGTTCAAGTGTATCTTTAATATCTTCTAATAATTCTTTATCAATTTTCATTATGATTATTCTCCTCTAATAATATTTCTAAATCGTTATCAAAGTGTTCGTTATGGTTTTCTATAGCTTTTTTAATATCTCTTAATAACCAAGATATTTCCCATGCTGACTTTGATCTTCTTTTTTCTTGATGTTCTGCTTCTGAAATTCTATCTCTAGTGTTGTGATAGACTGCTATTTTTTCAGCATATTTCAATGGTAAATCATAAACATTGCCGTGCTTTTTTCTACTCCCTCTCCCTCTAGCTTTAAACTCATATCGTTCTTTATTAGCACATTGTAATAAAAACTCTAATACTTCATGGCCATTAGTAAGAGGTGTTTCTAGTTCTCCTGTTGGTATATCAAAAGTGTTAGTCCTGATATGTTTAAATTTATTTTTTTCTTTAAATTTATATTTCATCTTTATCCTCCTTAAAATGTAAAAATATTAAAAAATGGTTGTTCTACATGGCCTTCTGGTAGCCATGTAATATTTAGATCTTCTGCTTGTAATGTGGTATCTATGGTATCTCCCTCATCATCAAAGCCCATTAATAAACCTTTACCAGCTAGGTTTCTTCCATTGATGTTGAAATATCTTTGCTCATCTTTGAGTAGTCCCTCATCATCAATATATAAAACATTACTTTCATCAATACCAATTGCGTCCATTGTGCGACATCCTAGAAGAACATATATATCTTCTAGGTTGCCAAGTATGTCAACTTCTTTAATGGTTTGATCAAATGGGTTTATGTGTATTGCTTTCATTATGCTGACCTCTTTTCTAGTTTAGCAATTACAGACCATAAAGGTTGAAAGTCATTTTCTATAAATGTGCTTTGACCTACAGATACATACCATTGATTATTTTTAAACAAATAGATCCACTCAATATCAGAATTAATGTCGTTCAAATATGAATGTAAAGAATGATATATTTGAGGTGGCTCTATGTTTGCTCTGCCCTCTAAACTTTCTTTAATGGTAGGTTTTAAAGAAGATAGATAACCTTGATTGGCTAACTCCTCTGCTTTGCTTTGGTTGTTGTAATGCTCATTGATTAATAAGCCGTTATATTCTGGGTATCCATCATAATGGCAATATGTCATTATTACTTGCCCGTTTGGTCGCTGATAAGCGATATTACTTCTTGTTCCCATTTTTATACCTCCTCATAAGTATTTATTATGGTTAATTAAAATGTGAGGTGTTGTTCATAAAGTTTATTGCAACTTAACTGGATTTATACTTTAATAGCTATCCACATTTTCCGCTAACCTCACATTTATAATCATACTCTTATTATTCTATTTGTCAACAATTTGTATCTGGTTAATATTATAAAGATTATTTATATGGCCAGATGTTAGAGATTAATCGCATTTCTTCTCTCTCTCGTTCTCTCTTCCAAAAAAAAATCATGCACATAGTTTTGATCCAATCGGGTCGGGTCGGGATTTTCGGGATTATGTTTCGGGTCGGGTCGGGAAATAACCTATACACAATATACCACAGTCAGCACAGAGGCAGGGAATAAATATCTGGTATCTTGCTGGTGTCTGGTCGTCAAGCTCTATATATCTCCATTAAAAATTAATTAAAAATAAATTAAAATAAGTATTGACAACCACGATTAAACAATATATATTCGTATTTCATATTAAATAAATATAGAGGTATAAATATGAAACAAATTAGGAAATTTGAACAAGAAGCCATAGTCAATCAGATTATGGAAGGTGTTAAGGAAAGACTTGATACCACGATAGAGAAAGCAAAGAAGTCTAAAGATTACAAAGCTGTTGAGAAACTTGCTGAAGTGGTTGTTAAGCTACAGAAAGAAATTGATGTAGCTAATGAGAAGAAACTTGTTGCTTTAAAATGTGTTAATGAAGCTATTAAAAACTATAACGAATTTAACACTAATGAAAAAATTAACTTGTGTGGTATGAATGATTATAGTCAAAAGACTTTAAGTTTTTCTAAAAACGATTGGCAAATAAAAGGTTCAGTAGCTGATAAGCTTGCTGTTGCATTAATAGAGCCAAACGCACAAGATAGAATTAAAGAAATCATTGTGGCTATTGCTAGTGAGGTTTCTTAATAACAAAAACTCTCCTAATGAGTTGAGCCCGTTAATTCGGGCTTTTTTATTTCGGGCTTTCGGGATTTCGGGTTTGTTGCCAAGCAAAGCTAAACACACAATAAAGTAAACACAGTAAATTTAGATCCAATACCAGAAGCTCTTTGACGCTGGCGAAACAAAATAAACAATCTGTTGACATTTTGTATCCAATATGATTTAATAGTATTTCATGTATAAATAAATTGGTGTTGAGTATCACCCACAAGAAGCAAAAAAACTACTCACTTACATGAACAAGCCCGTTCATTCGGGCTTTTTTAATGGTCGGGTTTCGGGCTTTGGTATTTTTTGGCAAGGCATTAACACACAGTAATTTAATTAATTATATATTTACCAGGAGCTCTTTGAGGCCAACACGCTCCCAGAAGACCAAATAATTAGTTTAAATTAATTAAGAAAAAGTGTTGACAATTTGTATCCAATTGCTATAATAGTTATTCATTTAATTTATTAGGAGAAGAAAATGACATTTGATAATAAAGCTTACTTAACCAAAGAACTAAAGAAGCACAGAATGATACTTGCAGGTTTAGTTCAACAAGCGATAGAGAATGATGAATCACTAGACAGTTTCATGATTCAAAAGCAGGAAGATACAATTGATAACTTTGTTCAAGCTATTAAGGATTGCGAGTAAGTTCAATGCCCGATGAAAGTCGGGCTTTTTCATTCGGGTCGGGAGTTTCGTTTACTTGTTGAGGGCAGGGCAGTAAACACACAATAACTTAATAATAGATCCAGAAGCTTACAAAAAGTAAGATCTACCAGGTCCCAGACGATAGAAGAAAGTTGTTGACAAAATGTATCCACTATGAAACAATGAGCTTTTACATATAGGAGAGTAAAATGGAATATAAAACAGATAAAGAAAGAGCAGAGGCATTCTTAAAAGATTGGTTTCCCAAAGGGAGCACGGCACACACGACAGTTGTTCATGTTGCACAATCTGGTATGAGTAGACACATAAAAGTATTTGCTATCTCGGGAGAACGAATACAGAATATAAGCTACCATGTTTCTAAATTATTAGATTGGCGTTTCACAAACAAAGAGGCCGTGTTTGTCGGTGGTTGTGGGATGGATATGGGTTTTCACTTAATATACACACTGTCAAGCATATTATATGATGACGGCTATGCAATAAAGCAGTCGTGGGTATAATGGATCTATTTACGATAGCAGTTGTTGTGCTGGTGGTAGTGTTCCTAATGTCAGATCGGGCATGAGTAAAAGTTTTATGTCTGATCCAACAGCTACCACTAGCATACTGCAAACACAAAATCTCGGGTATGTCGGGTACTGCCATTTAGGAATAGCTCGGGTCTGGTCAAAATCATTAACACAATCTATTAATGAGGCCGAAGCCTTTATCCAGGACAATCCAAAATACCTTACCAGGCAAGGTTTATTTATTTATGAACTACCAAAGGGCGAAGAAAGAAAGTTTATAAAAAAAGTAAATAAGTCTACAAAATGTATCTAGTTCGTGTATAATGAACTTATCTTTAAAACAAAACTATTAGGAGGTTTATATGAAGATACAATTAAGACTAACAATAGAGGGTCAATTAATTGGTGGTGGTTGGGAAGATGATTGTCAATCGCTAATCGTTAACGGTGTTGAGATTATCAGACAAGGGCAACCAAATTTAGAACTCGCACAGCTTGAAGAACAACAAGAGAACGTTGTTCCTTTGGAGTTGAACTAAATAACTAATAAATAATCGGAGGATCAAGGGAGTTTTATGCTCCCTTTTTTTATGGGCGGAGTCCCAGCAGGACACAAAAATTGATCGGTAATCGGTAATTTTTAATGGGGGGGGACACAAAAAGTGCAAGGCAATAGTATACACACACAAGGTTAATAACAAACACAAACAAAACATATATTTAACACAATGCTAGTAATTTTTATATTTTTTCTGATACAATCAGATTTTAACTACGAGGTACCACATGGACGAAGATATGATGGGTATGCAGGTTGATCCAGTAATGACACCTGAACAACCAATGATGCAAGGGACTCCTGCCCCCCAAGAAATGCCTGGTCAAATGCAGTCTGATTTAGACGAAATATCAGGTTCTGACCGAGAAGAGGCTAAACAAGCCCTCACACAAATTATTAAAATTTTACAACAAATGGTATCTCAAGGTGCTTCTGAAGAAGAAATCCAAGCTTTTCTACAACAAGTAGGCATAACTATGGAAGAACTACAGATGGCTAGGGAGATGTTTGGTATATGAGTCGAATTACAAGAGCTGCTGAGTTAGCTAAAAAAGTTCTAGGTACAGATAGAAATTTGCGAAATCAAGAGATAAAAATGAATCGTATGCTTCCTGGTCGTGCTCAAAATATATCAGAACAAGTTTTAGGCAAATCTCGTCTAGGCGGGTTGACAGCTCCAAGCATTGCTTTGGGTAGAAATATACCTGGTAGTTATAAAAACATAGCAGAAACAGTTTTAAAAACTCCAAGTCCTCGTCCAGGTGGTCTTGTTGATGCAGCTAGATCTGTAGCCAGATCAGATGCAGTAGGCAGAGGTGCTGGTGCAACAATACTAGGTGGTGGTGTTTTCGCACTAAGCCAAACAGATCCTAATGATTTAGGTAGAGAAATGGCAAGAATGAACATGACTTTGCAAGAAGGTTTTGACACAGTGCGTCAAAAAGCTTCAGATTTAGCAGCAGCACCACAACTTTACTTCATGCAAGTAGAACAAGCTTATAAAGATGAAATGCAAAAACAACAAGAAATGCAAAACATACAAGAGTTTGGAACTTTTGAAGAACCAGAATTTATACCTGAATCTGGAGAAATAAAACCAGTATCTTTATTTATGGCTCAAGGTGGTCCTGCTGACTCTGGCAGAACTATCTCAAACATGGATAGAGCTATAGCAGCAGGCATGGGTTCACCTATGTATGACGACAACGAACCTAGATTTGAAACTAGATCTCCTGAGAACCAAATGTTTTCTATTGATACTGCTATTGGCAACCTTATGACTGAATACGACATGGTAGTTCGCAACAAAGAGTTTGAAAGAGCACAGATGATTGCTGACCAGATTGACCAATTACAACAGCAAAAAATTGGTATTCAGGCTCAAAACGTGCCTCAAACAGGTTTTTTATCAAATATAAATACAAATATACGAGAAATGTTGGGAGAAAGTGGTAGAACCATATCAAATCAAGACAAAGAAACTATATCTAACTTACTAGATTCTATATCTGAGTAGCCAAACATGGCTGCAAGAAAGGAAATACTTTCAGATCTAAACAGCAAAATAGCTGATGGTAATATCCGTGAAGCCTACCGTACTTTTGAAGAATTACCCGTTGTAGACCA